TCATAAACTTGATACATTTTTAAAATATCTTTGCACTGCTTGTAACATTTAGCGAATGCTTCTTCATCATCTAATAAAACTGCATATGCTTCAGTTAAAGCTTCTTTAACATCTTCTTCTAAAGCAAAATAATCTTCTGAACTCATTTCGTCTGTATTATCAATGTTGTATTTATTTAACTTTTCCAGTTTCTTCTTGTACTTCTCATCTGCTTCAATCCATTTGCGGCGCATTTCATCACCTAAACCGACTCTAAACAGTTCCGTGCCAAGTTGAAACTCTTGATATGATTCTTCTAATTGAATATTGATTACATTATTTTGTGTCATGTATGATTTCCTCCAATTTAAAAGCCCCTACATAGAGTAAGGGCTTCATTTATTAATCTGCTGCTTCCACTGTTACTTGTACTACTTTGTTGATAGAAGTACTTTCTTTAGATGCAACTGTTATGTTTGCTGTTCCTTCTGCTACGCCTTCACCTGTACCCACGCTATTGATTTTTGCCTTCGGTGGATTAGATGAAGTGTAAGTTACTTCTTGACTAGCTCCCACTGGCAATACAGAAGCATTAATAGTAAATGTTTCTCCTACTTTAACGGTAATTGTATTGTGGTCCACTTCGACGCTGGACGGGCTCTCCTCAGGGTCTTGTTACCTTAGGCGTTTCATCGTAAGCGATGCGGCAAGCGAATGCTGGGAATTCTGTAGCATCCCCGCCACCGGCCGAGCCTTTAATTTCCGAAACAGTCGCTTTACCGATAGCTGTTTCGGTATCTGGGATTTCGATTTTAAACATAATGCTCCGATTTTCTGGTGTTCTACGTTTAGCGACAATTAAGTTTTGCGCTTCGTCTTCACGATCGTGTGTCCCTTCGAATGTGTAAGCTTCTGAGTAACCTAGCACAACCGTTTTTTCGTTGCCATCACCGTCATAATCGCCTTGCTCTTCGGTGTTATCTGACCCATCGTCAGATACGTTTGTAATCCATTTTGACAGGCGTTTCCATACTGGCTCGCCCGCACCATCAACAATTTCAGCTACAAAGTATTTTGTTTTCGCATTTTTAATTCTAGCCATTTTTATTTTTCCTCACTTTCAATATATAATTTGATTTTGAAACTAGCGCTATAAATAAACGTCCCATCATCACTGGCAGAAACAATATTAGGAACACTAGTTGTTTCTTTGTCCTCTAGCACAAAGCTGTTATTTAAGCTCTGTATACTCTCTATTTCTGTGTTATCAAAATAAGCAGTAATAGCATTCAAAACACCTAAAACTTTCATTTCTTGCTTGCTAGAACCGTTTAGGTTAAAAGAAAAAGACCGCTCATAAGAGCCGTCTTGATAACCTTGTTTGTCGTTATTTGGAGTCAGTAGCAAAGCAATCGATTCAGGTTTTAATATCGCTGTTCTTAATTTCATATCTTTTAAATCTACGTTGTTTTCGATAGCATCCATAATACTATCTAAAAAATCTAATGACATTATAATCCCTCCTCGACCGCTTTTTGCGCTACTTTTTCCCAGACGTCCATTTTATCTATTTTTGCCCGTTGGTCCCATTTAGGACCAGCCAACGGATGGTGTGTTAGTGTGAAATTGAAGTTTATACCTTTATACAGCCGTCGCGCATAAATAGATGTCCACATAATTTCTTTGTCATTCATAATAACGTATTGATTTGACAAGTCACCGCTTAAAAACGGCACATAAAGCGCAATATCAGCGGCCGCTTGGTTAATTAAAGCAAACTGACCTCTTTCTTTCGCCTTTTTACGCTCCCTTTTGCTTTCGAGAGGTCTACACGTACTTTAATCGGCATCAAATCACCTCGATTTCCCAATGATGCACGCTATTAGAAGTGGCATAACAAGGTATAACTTTGACAATCTTATAAGCTTTTCCAGAGAAAAAAATCTCGATCTACTTACAAAATCAGATGGCACGTTCATGCTGTTCACTGCATCAAATAAAAATAAACCGCATCATATCTATCACTATCAGATAATCCCGCAATTTGATTTGATTTTGAGAAATCAACACGAACATGTTCAATCTCTATGCCTTTTTCATAACCGACTTCATTGTGTCTACCTTCTTCTTTATACGCTTCATAACTAATGTTATGAATTAGCCAATCAAGAGGTAACGGAGGAGCGTTTGTTATCGGTTTTACTACTTTCATTAACGAACACCTACCCCGTTATAAAGTAAACCTGTGTGCGCTAAATAGGACCTTACATCGCTACCAATCAATCCGCTATTAAGTGATGTAGCAGTTGATGCAAAATTACTATCACTAATAGAAGTTCTTCCGATTGATACGTTATCCGGCTTAGAAACAGCTAACTCACTTGTTCCGCCAGCCTCTTTGAAATACTCGATTTGATTACAAGTAGCTAACTGTATTTGATGCTGAATAAATTCACTGAACGATTCAATTCCACCTTTCCGTATTCGGTAAAATGTAACTGAATCAATTTTTCTTTCAGCATGCTTTAACAGTTTGTCAAATTCGTCCTGTTCTAAATGCTCCCCAGCGTACTCATCGTTGTAAAATTCTAATGTTGTATAAGGCATATCACTCACTACCTTCCAACAGCGCAACTAACTCCGCTTTTTTCGCATTACTTGCAAATTCGATATTTCTATTCGCAAGTTCTTCTTTCAATTCTGCTACTGTCATAACTGAAAAGTCTTTAATCGGCGCGCTATCAGTTTTACCCGACCGCGCCGCCATTAGTTTCCCGCTTTTGGTTGAACAGCAGAGAACGCTTCATCTTTGACAACCATGAATCCAACTTCAAAAGTTGCTTTGATTGCTGCCATGTCCCGTTCAGCTAAGTTTAATGGTTTCCCAGTTTCATCAGCCACAGTTGTAAGTGTCGCCTCAGTCAAGATTTCATATTCAACGCCTCTAAGGATGCCGTAATAAGCTTGGTTCCAGTCACCGACCAATTCAGAGATATCTTTGTCACCAAAAGTATATTTAGGTGTGTATGCGATTGGTAAACCAAGGACATCATCAACACCATTTGAGGTAGCAGTATTAAAAATCGGCATACCATTACCATCTTTAGTGCTGCGATATTTAACGCGTTGCTTACGAATCGTTGCAATTCCGTTCGGTTCTAAGTCCTCAGCTTCAATCAATCCGATAGCCTCGTTTAAATCATCATACTTATTAGCAGTTTCTTCTACCAAATTACTTGCATCAGTAGCTGATTTTAGAATGTTCCAATTGTATGGGCTTTCTACACCTGTAAAGACCGCTTGGTCAAATTTCTTGTAAAAAGCTTCAACAATTTCAGCTTGCATAAGGCTAAAGAAGTTAGTTACACTATAGTTTAAATTTTCTTTTAGTTGTTGGGATAATAACACCCATCTTTTTTAGATCTCATTTTCGCTTTTGTGAATGTTGGTTTACTTGTTTGAATGCGTTCCGCTTCATCTACCCAAAAAGCACCAACACCCGACATAAATGTAAATTCTTCTTCTGGTTTTGTCATTGGTACTGCTTTAGCTAATTTCATAGCCGCTGAACCATTTTTCACGCCTGTAATGATTTGTTCCGAAATGTTAATCGGAATAGAACCTGTTTTTGCACTTTGCATTGTCGTTGTATCTGGATTAAAACCCATAATTTATTACCTCCGTTTAATAATTATTTGGTGATTCTGTGCTCATTTAGTACCTGGTTAGGCAGCTTTAATGCGCCTTGTTCCCCTGTTCCACCTGTTTGGTTTCCGCTTACGCCCCATTTGAGTGCTACATTTTCGCTTTCTTGAGCAAACAAATAAGCATCGCTTTCTTGCAATGCTCCTAGCTGTTCGTCAAGGCCTTTCAACCCTTCATCTGTTAATTCTAGTTTGTCGTTATCCAAAAGCGCTCTTACTGCCTTTGGGTTTTTCGCTTTTGCACTAGCAAGAGCCATTTCAATAGCTGAGTTTTTCTTAGTTTCGGCAATTTCAGATTGGTAATTGGACTCTAAATCTGTATTTTTTG